CTGTCCGGCTGCGTGCGGGGAACCGTTGCGAGGTCTGCGGGCGCGGGCCGGGTCCGGACCACGATCTCGAGGCGGCACACATCCTCTCGCGCGGCGCGCACCCGGCGCTGCGGGAGGACGTCCGGAATGCCTTTCTCGCTGGTCGTTCATGCCATCGGCAAATGGATTCGAACCGGAAGGGCCTTCTCTGGCCGTGGGTCGAATCGAAGTGGCCGGGGTTGCTCGACCTCCTGCGGCGGGAAGAGCGGGAAGGCATACTGGTGCGATGAAGGACCAGACGACCAAGGAGATTGATCTTGCTCTTCCTGTTGTGCGTTGGCTCCGCGAGTGGAAATGGGATGTCTGGCAGGAGATCATGTTCCGCTCCGGCGAGGCTCGGGCCGACATCTGCGCCGTCCGCCACGACTTGCTGTGGATTATCGAGGTCAAGAAGGCGTTGACGTTCGATCTAATCGCGCAGGCTCGGCTATGGCCCGTGCACTACCGGAGCATCGCTGTGCCCGTTGCGCGGCTGGGCAGGGGGCGTACCCTCGCGTACCAGGTCTGTCGTGACCAGTACATCGGCGTGCTGGAGGTGGGTTTCGAGGTCGAAGAACGCATCCCCGCGAGGTTTCTCCGCACCGATCACGTTGAGGCGAAGCGCATGATGGCGATGTTGGCCGACATCCCGCAGGACTATGCCCCAGCGGGCTCTCCTAGCGGCAACGGCTACCGGCCGTGGACATCCTACCGTTCGACGATGGATCGTGTGCGGAAGTTCCTAGACAAGCACCCAGGCGCGACCATCAAGGACATCTTGGCCGAGGTCGATCATCACTATGTCTCGACGGCTTCGGCGCGGTCGGCGATTCCGAAGTGGCTGGAGACGGCCGAGAGTTGGTGGTGTCGGACCGAATATGATGGCAAGCGCCGGTTCTTCGTGCGAGACGACGCGCCACCTATAAGGACTGACGGGACACTTACGCGATGATCTCCTTCCAGGTCTACGGGGTCCCGGTCACACAGGGCAGCGCGCGGGCGATCCTGAGCCGTTCGACGAAGCGGCCGCTCCTGATCCAGGACCGCTCCGTCGAGCTCCGCTCCTGGCGGGAGAACGTCGCCTCGGCGGCGGCCCGGGCGACGAAGGAGCCCCTGCGTGGCGCCGTCTCGCTGGCGCTCGTCTTTGATCTTCCGGCGCCGAAGAGCCGGCCGCCCGCACTTAGGACGGTGCGGCAGGTCGAGGAGTGGGCCTATCCCTGGCGGCGGCCGGACCTCGACAAGCTGGCCCGCGCGGTCCTCGACGCGCTGACGGGGATCCTCTTCCTCGACGATGCGCAGGTAGTAGATCTTAGGTTGATGAAGCGCTATGGCGGCCGCGCCTGCTTGGCGGTCACGGCCGCGAGCTTAGCACCCGAGGAAATAGTAGCCTAGAAGGGGGTGGATCGGATGGGGCAGACGCGGAGGATCGACTACTGGAAACCAACACCGCCAGCCTTCGGCCTGATCCCGCACGGGATCGCATGGACGGCACTTCTGCTCGCCTGGGGGTGGGCGCTCGTCGAGCTCGCTCTGCGGCGGGCTATCTGAGGTCTAACGGGCAAGACGTGGCGACGACCGGGAGGCCGACGAAGTTGACGGACGAGACCGCCGCGCGGATCGCCGCCGCGGTCAGGGCGGGGAACTACATCGAGACCGCTGGCGCCCTGGTCGGCGTCTCCAAGCAGGCTCTCTACAAGTGGCTGCGCCGCGGTGCCCGCGCACGGGAGGGCCTGCACCGGGAGTTTGTTGACGCAGTAGTGAAAGCCCTCGCCGAGGCGGAGGATCGGATGCTTGCCGTCGTCGAGAAGGCTGCCTCTGGCTACCCAGTCGAGCGAGTGAAGGAGACGATCGACCAGATGGGCGGCGTGGTGCGGGAGACGGTCAAGACCCACGAGTTCGCTTGGCAGGCCGCCGCTTGGCGCCTGGAACGGAAGCATCCGGAGCGCTGGGGCCGGCGCGAACGCGCGACCCTCGAGGTGACAGGCGGGATCGAGCAGAAGGGTCTCGTCCTCGTGGTCGGCGGGACGCCGGAGCAGTACATCGCTGCGCTCCGGAAGGCGAGGGACGGGGGCGCGCCCGCGCTGCCAGACGGGAAGGGTATCGTGGAGGAGTTGTGAAGGGCGATGGGCTGAGTTGGTGGTCCAGGATCCCGTACCTGTTCTGGCCACTCGCGGGAGCCCTGATCGGCTTCGGCTTGGTGGCGTGGGGCCATCCGATCGCGGGTTTCCTGTTCCTCCTGGCGGTTATGCTCTTCCCGATCATCGCCTCGGGAGTCTGGCGCTAGGGATATGAGCCGTACCGCCCCAGTCGCTGGCCTTCAGTTCGCCCGCTGGCCGCAGGACGACGACGAGCTCTGGGAGTTCGTCGCGACCGTCTGGGGGCTAGAGATCCCCCGCGAGCGAATCTGCCGTGGCCACGTCCCCCCTTTCGAGGCGTTCTCCCGGGCTTTCTTCGCTAGGGAGCCGATCACGGTCTGGAAGGCGTCGAGAACCTTCGGCGGGAAGACGACCCTCCTCTCGCTCCTGGCTCTGACGGAGCTCGTCGTGCTCGGGGCGGAGATCCGGCTCCTCGGCGGGTCCGGCGAGCAGGCTGCGCGCGTCCACGAGTACATGGGGAAGCGCTGGGACGGGCCCTTCGCCCCGCGCCACCTCATCGTCGGGGAGCCGACCGCGACGGAGACGGTCCTCTCGAACGGGGGGAAGGTCGAGGCGCTGATGGCCTCGCAGCGGTCCGTCCGCGGGCCGCACCCGCAGCGGCTCCGGCTCGACGAGGTCGACGAGACGGAGATCCCGATCCTCGACGCCGCCCTCGGGCAGACGATGGCGGCGGGGCAGATCCCGGCGCAGACGGTCCTCTCCTCGACCCACCACAACCCCGACGGGACGATGACCGAGGTCCTCCGGAGGGCGAAGGAGCAGGGCTGGCCGGTCTACGAGTGGTGCTACCGCGAGACGCTGCAGCCGCACGGCTGGCTCCCGCAGAGCGAGGTCGACCGGAAGCGCGGGGAGCTAACGGCTCAGGTCTGGCAGACGGAGGTCGAGCTCCAGGAGCCCTCCGCGGAGGCCCGGGCGATCGTCCCCGAGGTGGTCGAGGAGATGTTCGATAAGGGCCTCGGCCAGGTCCAAGGGGAGGCGGGGCGGTACTTCGAGTTCGAGTCGCCGGTCGGCGGCGGGGTCTACGCGACGGGGGCGGACTGGGCGCGGGACGTCAACTGGACCGTGATCTGGACCTGGCGGACGGACGTCCGGCCTTGGCGGCTCGTCGCCTTCCGGCGGGACGGCCGGCGGCCCTGGCCGCAGATGGTTGAGGCATACTGTCAGCAGGTCCGGCGCTTCCCGGGCTTCGCCGCGCACGACGTCACCGGGCTGGGCGGCGTGATCGAGGATCTCCTGACGGTCAACGCGCTGGATGTCGATTTTACGAACCGGAAGCAGCGTCAGGCGATCTTCGCCGAGTACGTCGCCGCGATCGAGAGGAAGGAGTTCAAGGCCCCCCGCGTGGAATACGCCTACGGGGAGCACAAGTACGTGCGCAACGACGACCTCTACGGTTCCGGACACCCGCCCGACTCCTTCGTCGCCGCCGCGCTGGCGCGGTGGGTCTATTACCACGCCCCGCGTCAGGCGGTCTACGTCGGGTACAAGCGATGAGCGACCCGGCGGCGCCCGAGGGTGCGCGCGTCGAGCGGCTCCCGCCCGCCGGGATGCGATGGATGCGTGTCCGGCACGAGCCGTCGAAGGGCGGTTGCGGGGCGGACATCACCGAGCACTGCGCGGCCTTTACCATCCAGATCCCCATGCCGGGTCAGAGGGGGCCTGGGGGGACGCAGCCCCTCCTCCAGCAGGTCGTCCGGATCACGCCGATGCTCTGCCCCGGCTGCGGCGCGCCGCTCTACTTCGAGAAGGAGCCGAGCAAGGTGGAGCTCGCGTCCGCGATCCCGGCGCTCTCGAGGGTCGTGACCTGATGAGCGTCCTCCAGCGGGAAGACCCGACGCTCGTCGGCGGGTTCGCCATCGCCTCCCCGGCGGCTGCTGCGCCGGCTGCAGTAGAGACCGAGGCCTGGGTCGACCGCCGCCACCCGCAGTACGACACCTACGAGGCACATTGGGCGTTCCTCCGCCAGGCCTACGTCGGCGGGCCCGAGTACCTCGCCGCGAACCTCTTCTCGTTCTTCCGCGAGGGGCAGCAGGAGTTCAAAGACCGGCTGCAGCGCGCGCACCACTACGACTTCGCCCGGAAGGTCGTCGAGCTGATGAACGGGTACCTCTGGGAGCAGCGCCCGACCCGGAAGCGGGACGACCTCTCCGCGGCGCTGCAGGAGTTCTGGGCGGACGCCGACCGGGCTGGGCACGACATCGACGACGTCATGATGCAGCAGGCCTCGCCGTGGGCGATGGCCTTCGGGCGCTACTTCGCCGTGGTCGACAAGCCGGCGGAGGCCGCGGAGACGCGGGCGGAGGAGCGGGAGCGACGCCTCTTCCCCTACGTTACGTTCTACTCGCCGCTGGACGTCCTGGACGCTCGGATCGAGGACGGGACGCCCGCCTGGGTCCTCCTTCGCGAGCGGGTCCGCGACGACGCCGACCCGGAGAAGAGTTCCGGGGCGGTCCGCGAGCAGTATCGTCTCTGGACGAGGACCGACTGGAGCCTCTGGGAGAAGCGTGCGGTCGCGGACGCCGAGGGCAACACGACAATCAAGGCTGTGGAGGTCGACCGCGGGGTTCACGCGCTCGGTGAGGTCCCGATCGTCGCGATCGACCACCGGGCGCCGGAGTCGTGGTTCGTCTCCCCCTCGCTGATCTGGGAGGTCGCCTACCTCGACCGCTCGATCTACAACCACATCTCGCTCCTCGACGCGATCCTCTACGACGTCTCCTTCCCGCAGCTCGCCATCCCCTACCAGGCGCTCCTGCAGGGCGCGGGGCAGAGGGAAACCGGGGCGGCGAACGAGGCGCGTGGAGCGCTGATCGTGATCTCAACGAGCCGGGCGTTTACCTACGACGGAAGCGCGCCGACCGCGCCGGCCTGGATCGCGCCGCCCTCCGATCCCGCGAGCGTCCTGATGGCCCGGATCGACAAGGAGATCGACGAGCTCTACCGGCACGTCTCCCTGGCCGGGGAGATGGCGCAGGCGGTCTCCGAGGCGTCGGGGATCAGCAAGGAGCACGAGTTCCGGAAGTTGAACAAGCTGCTGGCGACCCAGGCGGACAACCTGCAGTCGGCGGAGATGGCGATCCTCCGGCTGGCCGCGAAGTGGATGGGCGAGGACCCCGACGAGATCCCAGAGGACGCGGTCGACTACCCGGACGACTTCGACGTCAAGACGCTGCTCGACGACCTGGCGGAGATCCGGGCGATGCAGGAGGCGGAGCTCCCTGCCGAGGTTCTGGCGGAAGCCAAGCGGGAGGCCGTCGCCCGGCGGTTCGCGAAGCTCCCCGCCGAGGAGATGAAGGCGCTGATCGAGGCGATCGAGGCCGCGGCGACCGCGCCGGAGTTCGACGTCGACGCGGCGATCGCGGAGATGCGTCGGCGGGACATGGAGGAGCGGATGCGCGCCGGGGCGGGAGGCGGTGGCGGTGGCGAAGCGTAAGATGACTCGGAAGCAGATCCGGCGAGCGAAGGGACTCGCCGAGCGGATGAAGGGGAAGCGCGGAATCCGGAACCCGAACGCGCTGGCGCGGTGGCGAGTTCGGCACCCCGCGAAACGGCGTAGGCGGTGATCCGGAAGGTTCGGGGCGGCTGGCGGGTCGTCTCGCACCGGACGGGGCGGAACCTCGGGACGTACCGCACGAAGGCGGGCGCCCGGAGGCGCCTCCAGCAGGTCGCGCGCTTCAAGCGGAGGAAATAGCGCTGTACTTGGGGAAGAGAAGGGGCGAACGGGAGGCGAGGATCGTGATGGGACAGGATTGGAAGGCGCGATTACGGAGCGGGCTTGCTCCGCTTGCCGTCAGCGGAGCCGAGGATCCGGAGAAGGTCGAGATCGGGAAGGCGGAGCTGGAGAAGCTCCAGTCGGATCTCGCTACCGCCGCGACGGCTGCCGCTAATTCAAAGCGGGACGCGACCGCGGCTGCGCGCAGGCACGACGCCGGGCAGAGACTCTTCACGTCCCTGCTGGAGGCTCTCGGGATCGAGAGCCTGCCGGACGATGAGGATGGGCGTAAGCAGGTGATCGAGGAGCTGCGCCGGGGGGCTGACGAGCGCCGGAAGGGGAAGACCCACACGGCGGACGAGGTCAAGGCGATGCTCGAGGCGCGCGACAAGAAGCATGTGAAGGAGATCGAGGACGCGCGCGCCGCGTCGGATCGGCGGTTCAAGAGGCTCCGCGAGGAGATGGTCACGGCGGCGGCGATTTCCGCGGCCGCCGAGCACCGCGCAACCGCCGGAGGCTCGAAGGTCATCGGAATGATGATCGACCGAGAGGCGGACGTCCTCGAGGAGGACGGCGAGCTCGTTGCGGTCGTCAAGGGCAAGGACGGACCCCGGCTGAACGCGAAGGGCGAGCGGATGACGATCGCCGAGCGCGTCGCCGAGATCGCGGCCGACCAGGAGTACGCGGGGCTCTTCGCGGCCGCGGGGAGCCGCGGGGGCGGCTCGGCGGGCGGCGGGGGCGGCGCGGACCGCGGTGCACGTCCGAGGATGACCGAGGCGGAGATCGACGCGCTGCCGCTGGACGACCGCGTGAAGGTCCAGCAGGATGTCCTGAAGGGGAAGATTCTGCTCGTCAGGTAGGTTTCTCGCAAGGCTGATCGGCCCTCGGAGGAGGGCGCTCCGAACGCCCGGAGGGGCGCAACTCCAGAGACGACCGAGGTGAACCGATCATGGCGCAAGACGTCTCCGCATATATCCCGAAGCCGCTCGCCGATGCCGCGCTGATCTGGCTCCGGAACCGGACCATCATGGCGCGGCTCGTCCACCGCGACTTCGAGAACGACCCCCAGGAGAAGGGGAAGACCGTCGACGCTCGCCGGCCGCAGACCTTTACGGCCTCCGACGTCGCGACGCCCATCGACTTCACGGCTCTGGTCCCGGCGACCGTCCAGGTCGTCCTGGACAAGTGGAAGCACGTCACGTTCGCCGTCTCGGACAACGAGCTGGCCTACGCGCTGCGCGACCCGGGGAGCCCGTACCTCTCGAAGCTGATCACTGAGCACATCCAGCCGGCGGCGCAGGCGCTGGCCGAGGCGATCGACAACGACCTCCTCGCCCTCTACGCCGACATCGCTACTGAGGTGGGCGTGGCGGGTTCGGCGATGGAGGTCGCCGACATCGTCGACGCCGGGACGGCGCTGAACAACCAGAAGGCGCCCGCCGAGACGCGGTACTGCATCATCTCACCGGCCGCGTCCGGGCAGCTCCTGAAGCTGGCGGAGTTCAGCTCCGCGCAGTGGGATCCGGCGAACGTCGACGCCCTCCGGAGCGCGAACCTCGGGCCGAAGTACGGGTTCGCCGCGATCGTCTGGAGCCAGCTCGTCGACTCCCTGACGGCCACGCCGATCTACCAGAACCTCGGCTTCCACCGGGACGCCTTCGCGCTGGTCGTGCGGCCGCTGGCGACTCCGGCGGTCGGGACGCTGACGGCGACGGCGGTCGATCCGGAGTCGGGGCTCTCCGTCCGCCTGGAGATCGGCCGGTCGATCCAGAACAAGCGGACCGAGTGCTCGCTGGACGTGCTCTACGGCGTCAAGACGCTGAACGCGGCCCTGGCTGTCAAGATCCTGAGCACCTAAAGGCCCTCGGGGTCGGGGCGGTGCCGGCGGTTCTCGAACGCCTACGGGAGGCCGTGCAGGATCTCGACGAGCGGGGGCGCTCGTTCCAGGTCCGCGCGGCCTCCCTGCTCGAAGCGGAGCGGCGCGAGGCGGCGGAGGTCGCCTTCGACGCCGGCGTGGAGATGAAGCGGATCGCGGCCCGCCTCCAACGGGCCATCCGGGACTCGGAGGGGTAGATGGCGGCCTACAACAAAATACAGGATTTCGTCGAACAGCTCGGACTCGTGCGGCACAACCTCAGTGCGCATACCCTGCGGATTGCGCTGAACCGATCCGACGCGGCGGCGGGCGCCGGCGCGGCCGTCCAAGCGACGGACACCGTCCTGGCCGACATCGTGCAGCCGACCGGGACGAACTATACGGCGGGCGGGGAGGACACGCAGAACACATTCGCCGAGGCGGGCGGGACCGCGACCCTGACCGGGACGAAGGTCATCTGGACGGCCGGGGCGGCAGACTGGCAGAGCTTCCGCTACGTCGTCCTGCACAATGACGATACGGTCACGCCGACCGATCAGCTCATCGGCTGGTGGGACTACCTCTCAGACCTGACGCTCGGGAATGGGGAGACCTTCACGGTCAAGTTCAACAACGGCGACCCGACCGGGACGATCTTCACGCTCGCGTAGGCCCATGCCCGACGAGCGCCGCGACATCACGATCACCAACGGCGTCCTGCGCGTCTGCTGCGCGGGCCACCGCAACCTGCGGACGTACCCGTCCGACCCCGGCCGCCCGGGGGTGACGCTCCGGGTCTGTCGCGTCTGCGGGCGGCGGCACATTGAGATGAATGCCGAGGCGGGTGAGATCGGGATGCGCGGCTCGCGGATCGGCTAGCCGGGGCTTCCCGGCCTTAGGGGGATAGATGGCGATCCCCGCCTGGCGGAATACGGGAGCGGGCGTCGGCGCGACAACGGCGATCACGCCCGCCCTCCCGACCGGCCTCTCGACGAACGACATTCTTCTGCTAGTCTGCGAGTCTGCGGACAGCGCCAACCCGATCACGGTCGCCAACCAGAACGGCGGGACGTGGACCCGCCTGGGGTCCTCGATCCTGATCGGGACGGGCGCGCTGACCCGGCTCGATGTCTTCTGGTCGCGGTACAACGGGAGCCAGGGTGACCCGACGACGAGTGTGCCGGGGAACCACGTCTACGGGTTCATCATCGCCTACTCCGGGTGCGTGGCGAGCGGCGACCCCTACGAGGCCCAGGTCGCCGGGACGCATCAGGTCGATAACACGACGACCTCGCTCTCAGCGGACGAGATCACGACGCTGGGCGCCGACCGGCTCGTCATCGTCATCGCGTGGGACTCGCGGGACAACGCCGGCACCACACGGTACAACAGTTGGACGAACGCGAACCTGTCGAGCATCACCGAACGGATGGACGGCGGGACGACGCAGGGGAACGGCGGCGGGCTCGGCCTGATGGAAGGTGGCAAGGCGGGCGAGGGCGCGACCGGCGCTACGACCGTCACCTATTACTCCGGCACGACGCAGTCGAAGGGCCTGACGACGTTCGCGCTGATCCCACCGGCGGCAGGCGTGACGCTCGATGCCAGCCCGGGCTCCTACGCCGTGACGGGCGCGGCCGCGACGATCCCGGCGGGGAGGGCGCTGGCCGACGGGGCGGTCGCTGGGGCCTACACGCTGGCCGGCCTCGCCGCCACGCTGAACCGGGGCTTCCCGCTCTCCGCCGATCCGGGGAGCTACGCGGTCGCGGGGTCGGCGGCGGACCTTGCGGCGGGCCGGTTCCTGGACGGCGGCCCCGGCGTCTATACTCTCGCCGGCGTTCCCTCGATCCTGGCCGCCGGTCGGCTGTTCTCGGCCGATCCGGGTGCCTACGCGATCTCCGGCCTCGACGCGGCGCTGGCGCATGGGTTCCTGATCGTCGCCTCCTCCGGCGCCTATCTCCTGACCGGCCTCGACGCGACGCTGCTGGCCGCGCGGTTGCTCTCCGGCGATCCGGGGGTCTACTCCGTGGCGGGGCTGGCCGCGACGCTCGCGGCTGGCAAGGTGTTCTCCGCTGACGCCGGGGGCTACGCCCTGACGGGTTTCGACGCGGCGGTCCTGCGGGGTCTGCTGCTCAACGCCTCGCCGGGGAGCTTCCTGGTCGTGGGGGCGGATGGGACGCTCCTGGCCGGACGCACGCTGGCCGCCGACGCTGGGACGTACCTGATCGCCGGCGCGTCCGCGACGCTACTCGCGGCCCGCCTGCTCTCGGCCGACCCCGGGGTTTACCTCCTGACGGGCTTCCTCGCCGAGCTGATCCACGGCGTCATGGGGGCGTTCACGTTGGTCGCCGACCCCGGATCATACTTGGTGACGGGCGCCGCCGCGGTGGCGGCGGCCGGGCGGCTGTTCGCGGTGGATTCTGGAGCGTACCTCGTCTCGGGGGCGGCCGCCGAGGTTCTGGCGGGCCGGCTGCTCGACGCGCAGCCCGCGAGCTACGTCGTCCTCGGCGCGGACGGGACGCTCGCCGCCGGCCGGATCTTTATCGCCGAGTCCGGGATTTACGTCGTCTCCGGCGCGGACGCGGATCTGACGCTCGGCGTTATTACCGGCTTCCTCCTGAACGCCGAGCCGGGGGTGTATCTGCTCGTCGGCCGCGAGGCGGAGCTGGCGCGCTTCCTGATCGCGCCGTTCGAGGTCCGTCGAATCTCGATCCCCGGCGCGGGTCGGGGAAAGATTCCCGAAGCGATGCGGAGAATTACCGAGGCGAGGCGTAAACCGCCGATCAGCTAGGAGGGCGCGATGGGCGACGTGATCCAGGACGTGGAGTTGCACCCCGGCGAGGAGTTCCCGCTTCCGGGGAACTTCGAGGACGTGCTCGCGACCGGCGAGACGCTCACCTCTGCGGCCGCGGCCGGCTACGACTCCTCAGGCGCGGCGGCGCCCGCGGGGCTCTTCTCCGGGACGCCGCAGGTCGTCTCCCCCCGCGCGCAGCAGAAGGTGACGATGGGGGCTGGCGTGGTGCTCGGCGAGGACTACCTCGTCGTGCTGACCGGGACGACGTCCCTCGGGCTGGACTACGTCCAACGCTTCCGGGTGAAGTGCCGGCCGGTCAAGCAGTTGGCCCCGGAGGTCATCGCCGATGAGGGGTCCGCGGACGCGAACAGCTACGTCACGCTCGCCGAGGCGGACGCCTACTTCGAGGCGCGGCTCCGCTCCGAGTCCTGGGAGGAAACCTCGATTCGCTCCAGGGCCCGCGCGCTGATCGTGGCCGCGGCGGAGCTCGACGCGATCCCCTGGAAGGGTGAGAAGGCGGACGTCGACTGGGACACGGCGACGCCCTCCCGGTGGGCGCAGGCGCTGGCTTGGCCGCGGACCTACCAGACGGACGCGGACGGGAACTACGTCGTGCCCCGCGAGGTCCGCGACGCCCAGTGCGAGCAGGCCCTCTTCCTCCTCGCCGCGGGGTCCGGGGGCGACCGGCGCCGGAGGCTCCAGGCGCAGGGCGTCCAGTCGTTCTCCGTCGAGGGGATGAGCGAGAGCTACCGGCCCGGGGGCGGCGCGGGGTCGCTCCGGGCCTGGGATCGCCTCTGCCCGGAGGCGCAGGCGCTCGTCGCCAGGCACGTCGACTGGGACGTCTCGGTGGTCCGGGGATGATTCTTCCCGAGCATGTCCGTAACGACGGGCTCCGACGATGGGCCCGACAGATCGCACGACGCGCCGCGGCGCGTCGTAGAGTACTTCCGACGGACTTCGGTCTTCCTAGAGGCTATCTATCCTGGTGGTCCGGCCCGTACCCTTCCCCGAGGCCGCGGAACCTGGCCCGGGGTATCCTAGCCGCCCTAGCGTCGATCCTGGCGGGAGGTCTGGTCGCCTGGGCCCTGCTGCTCCGCCGGCTCGAGAGGTCATCGTAGGATGGCCGTCGAGTCCCTCGTCCGCTCGCTGGTTGACCTCTACGACAGCGCCTCCCGGGAGCTGGAGGCGATCCTCGGGTCGGCGGACTCGACGGACTTCCAGATCGGGCGTTCCGACCGGATCCTCCGGCAGGTCGAGGCGGTCGTCCGCCGGCTGAAGAATGGGCACCGGGACTGGGCGCGGGAGGAGATCGCCCGGGCCTACGCCGACGCGGCGGAGGCGATCTCGCGGGAGGGCTTCGCCTTCGAGGTCGTCGACGTCCGGGCGGTCGAGGCGGTCGCTGAGCGGCTGGTCACCGACCTCGACCGGGCCGCCGACTCGATCCCGCGGGATCTGCGGAACCTCTTCGTCCGGACGCAGCAGGAGGCCGCTCCGGAGGGGCTCCTCCTCCGGCAGGTCGGCCGGGCGCGGATCCTCGGACTCTCGCCGGACGACCTCCGGCGGCGGATCGCCCAGACCCTGCGGGACGGGGCGACCGCACGTCTCCGTGGCGTTCTCCCCTCCGCGCTCCGGGAACGACTCCGCGCCGTCGCCGAGGGGCGCTACGTCCCGATCGTCGGGAAGGACGGCGTCCTGCGGCGCTACGGCCTGCGGTTCTACTCCGAGACGGTCGGGCGGACGTGGTCGATGAGCGCGGCGAACGAGGCGGCGCTGCAGATGGCCGAGGAGTTCGGGACGGACCTCGTCCAGTTCCCCGTCCACCTGCGCGCGTGCCCGATCTGCCTCCCCTGGCA